TACAGTTCTCAATATGAAACTCATTTCCAAAACAAACTTCATACTCTGCAAATGCATTTAAAGATGTTTTAAAATCTCTTCTCATTTGCAACTTTGTAATATTTGATGTAATTGATTCATGACTATCATCAATTATTTTCAAGAATCTACTATACTTAAACTTGGCTCCATACTTATTGAGTTCTACAGAGTTTGAATAAAGTGATACATTTTCTAAAACTTTACTCTCAATAAAATCATTGTTTGGAGCTTTGTTTGAATTGTAGTTAATTGTCGAATTGACTTCAATATAAAGATATTTTAAATCTACAATTTCTGGTACTATACCAGCAACACTATATTTTCTTAATTTAGTCTTGATACTTTCTTTTACATTATTTGGTAAATAGTTTCCATTTTTTGGTTTAACAACAATATAAACTTTTCCATACTTTGGGGGATCCAGTTCTTCGCCACCAAAAGTAGAAACAGATTCTGTATCAGCATAAATTCTAGGAAGAATCGCTTCATAATCTGCTGCAGTTACTGCTCTATTTTGAGCTGAGTAGACCTTGGGCGCATACTTTCGAATCGAATCTACGGATTCTATATCAGATCCACCTTCTGAAGATTCAACTGTTGTTATTAGGGATCTTCCACCAGTAATAACATTACCGTTATTATCTACTATTCTTCCAGAAAAGGAAAATGTATCAACACCATTTCCAGAACTTCCATTGGTAACTGCATAATCTACCTGTATAACATTTCCATTTTCTAATTTCTTTCCAAAAACTCCATCACCAAAAATTAATTCATATCTTTGATCTTCAATTTCTTGAATAAAGAAAATTCTTGAATTAGAATCCAATCCAAATAAATTTTCAGTATATTCAAATTTTGTAATCTCTCCAGAGATCGCACTATCTTTTACATATACATTTAAAACATCTGTGTCTACATTTGGGTTATTGATAATAAATCTTTGATTTACTTCCGAAGAATCTACTGTATAAGTAGTTCTTAAATAAGTTCCTTCATATATTTCAACGTTATCAAATGATGCAATACCATTTACAATTGGTGCTGTGATATCTTCTTTAATTAAAAAAGTATAGTTATTTGATGAAGTAAAAGCAATTCCTTTTTGAAATGTTAGTGCGAGAGGATTGTTTGTTAGTCCAAGATTTTGAGTATCAACAAAAAATGTTACCTTAGCTTTTGCAGACTTCTTTGATCTTGGAACATATCCAATATTTCTTGCTAGAGAAACAACATTTTCTCTAAGTGTTGCACTATCAATAAAAGATTCATTACTAACCATGTTAGCATTGAATGATGCAATATAAGTATTGTACGCTAAAACATCAAGAATTGCACTCAAATTAGATCCATCGAAATCATAATCTGTAAAATTTGAGTTCGATCTTAAATGATCTTTTAAAGATGTTTTTATCTGGTCGAAGTCCAGATCTGTGAAGTTTACTAAAGGCATTTATTTTATCTTGTTGACTGTAGTGCAAATGACAGTGAAGCTGGTTCTACATCAATACCTATTACTCTGTATATAATTGCGATGTTAAATTCATTATAATCATAATTAGGTTCAACTTTTACATCTATCAGTTTTACTCTAGGTTCATAATTATTGATTGTATATTCAATCTCATCTTTGAGTAAGTCTGCAGTAAATGATGTTGCATTCTCAAATAATAGTTTTTTTACATTAGATCCATATTCTGGATCAAAAAATCTTTCACCCTTTTCAGTTAAGATCAAATTCCTCATTGCACGAGAAATTGCATTTTCATTACGCAGAACGATTAAATCTGAGTTTGCAGGATTAACTCGCAAACTCAGACTTACATCTCTAAAAGATTTACTAATTCTCTCTGCAGGCATTAATATAGAGATATAATTCTCTCTTATTTATCAGTTATTTTGAATTCTTTTTTGATTCATAGAGAGGTTCTGTTCCATATTCCCAGTCATCATAGTCATCGTCATTACGAATTTTTTCATGAATTTCGTTTTGATAATGAAAATCATGTTTTTTTGGAGTTAATTCATCGTTTGCAATCTCACGAAGCATCTTTTGATGCTGATTATTGGCTAAGTTGTCTAAAAAGTCGTTCATTTTTGCTCCTGATTTGTTAAAATCAGAACTTTTTACGGGGTTGCTATCCCGAAATTAACCGATCATAATCATCTTGAAGGATTTCTTGCAAATATTCTTTGTCCCAATAAGAATAATAGGTTGTTTTTGCTAATTGCTCTCGAAATTTTTTTAATTTTTCTTTTGGTTGACCTAAAATTAAGTTATATTTACCGTTATTAGTCTGAACTCCACCTATGAATGTATTATACGTCGCACAATCTTCGAAAAAATCCCATAGTTTATACTTTTCATTGTAAAAGTCAACCCATTTTTGAACTTCATCTAGGTTGAAATGATTCTCAATAATATAAATGACGACATCTTTACCAGTAATGGGTTCAATTTTTGATGCATCACACTCTACAATCTCATATTTTGCCGCAGCTGCATATGGGCAAACTGGATATCCTCCAAGTTCGGGTCTTTTATCCGACACAAACTTAATCCATTCTGTGATGTATTGTTTTTTCGAAGTAAAATCTGATTCCATAGAGAGAGTAACGCGCACTAAAAAAGGGCATAATTTGCCCTTAAAATTTATTCAGATTTAGTTTCTTCATCAGGTTGCTCTTGAGATTCTGATTTCTCATCAAAGTATCCTGGAGGACCATCATATTTTGTTTGTGTAATAGGATTTCCCCCATTTACCTTACCAGCAGTCCATTGAAAAACTTCGCTCATCTGCCTTGACCTCTGTAACGTTTACGAGCACCATTACGGCTACTTGCTGAATATTTAGTATGTTTACCTTCTCCTTGACGAGTTCTCTTCGGTTTGGACTCAATAATTACTTTACCACTCAATGAAGGTCTTTTAGCCATTCTTAATCTCCTCTAATTCAATAAATGCTGGGTCAAATTCAATTTCAGAATCTTCATAGTATTTCTCTGAAAATTCTTGTAGAACCTCTACACATTCTTCATATGAGAGGTTCTGGTATATTTTTTCTCCTTTATAAAGAAGGTTAAACATCAGATGATACGAGTCTTTTCATGTCCAACACGAACGCGAGGGTCGCACCAGATTTTAAAGCCCTTATCAATTGCATCAAGACAGAACGATACGTCTTCTCCACACATATCCTGAACCGCACCAGATTCAAAGACTTGCATCTTAGGAGCGAACCAAGGATATTCAAGATTTTCAAAGACACCTTTTTTGATGAGCACCCATCCAAATCCTGTGTAGTCCACTGTGAAAGGCTTGCGACGTTTTTCCATCGTTTGGGTGGTTTCGTGATTCATCACTCCACCATTCTTACGGAAATCATCTTCTTCCAACCAGTGTGCTACTGAAGTCGTTACACCATCTTCAGTCGCATACCATCCAGCAACAATCTCCTTTTCTTCTCCCTCAGCTGGGAACGCCATATCGCAGAGTTGCCAGAACTTTTCAGTGTTGAATACAATATCACTATCAATCCAGAGTTGATAATCATAAGGAAGTTTGCCGTCCCATGGAACCTGCTTCGGACCCCTCAGAACATTCGCACCGAGTACTTTGCATCGTGCAAAGTTTACCATCGATGAATAATCCTGAGAGATTTGAATACTCATCTGATTTTGTACAAGATCAAAACAAAGTTGTACAAAATTTTTCAGAAAAATAAACGAACATCCTCGTCCAGGCATACAGAATACGATGGACTTGCCTCGCATCCTTTCTTTAATTGCGTCATAATCCCATTCCTCTGCGGTTTCTGGACTGCGCTTCGGTGGGGTTGTTTTTACAGTAAATCCTTTGGCCATAAGTTTGAAATACTTTCAGATCAATTTTACATCTAACAGATACTAAAGTCAAGGCTTCTTTGTTTCTTTGATGACCTCTTTGTAGCTCAGTTGGTCCCTTTTTCCGAATAAATCCGCCATTCCACTCAGAGTCTTCCAAGTCCTTTCAAATTCTTCTTCTTCTAAATTTTGGAACGCTCTTTTGTTCCTTACAAATATGTCGAACTTTTTTTCAGTCATAATCTGGCGGAATTTTTTTATCAGAATCTTGTTTAGATCTTCTTATTATATATGAGACGACCCCTGGGGGGTTTTTGAATACCGCGAAATTTTTTATATCGATCGCGTTTTGGGTTCGTTGTAGGTTAGGGAAGTTGCCTTTTTTTAGCTAGGGGGGCTTATAACCGCATGGCCGCGCCAGTACATAAGAACCAACGCGGATCAACTGCTGTTCTCACGAAGCGGCACGAACGAAGATCAGGGGGGATGTTCGTGTCCCCCCTGCGGGTGCTCACCCCACACCCTGATAGTCGGTGTGCAGTCCCGCCAACTCAGCAGCAGAGAATCCATCGATGCCCCCAGCAGCAAGCGAAGCGCCTAAGCGATCCTCACGGTGGGAGTTGAGTTGAGGGCGACCCTTCACCACGTTGGTGCTGACCCACACGGTCTGGCGGGTCTTGAGGTCGGTTGCGATGTTGTAGAGCGCCATGAGGTCTGTCGGTTGTGGACTTGAGAATTGTAGCACGGATCAGACCGCCTGCAGGCATCGGGCACGGCGGATGTCCCGTTGCACGTTCTTCAGGTGACGGGAGCAGGAAGCGGTGGCGGCAGTCACGACCTGAACCCCAGAGGCATCCCTCCAGATCAGGTGCTTTCCAGTACGATGGAGGGTGAACCCCTCAGAGGTCATCAGGCAGCGGAGCTGGCGATCGGCGGTCATGAGATCACCCGTGATCGACACGGGGCGATGTGGTTGAGAGTATTGTAGCAGGTCGGGGGGGGTCAGCGCCCCTCAGTGTAATCCCCGATGATGATGCCCGTCGCATTGTCGCGGACCTGGGCGTACCCGTACTCTTCAGAGAGCGACAGGCACAGATCCCATGCACGGTCCTCATCGGTGGTGGTGTTCTCCCAGGGAGCGGAGGGGCAGATCACGTCGTAGCGGGTCATGGTTGTTTGGTTGACTGTCCCCATATTGTAAACCCCCCAGCGGGCGAACCGTGGGGGGCAGTGGTCAGATTCAGAATTGGATCGGATCGGCGGTCGGTGCGCTGATCGCGGCATAATGAGCAGCGGCGTCAGCGATGTTCGCCTGCTCAAGGTCGGATGCGATAGAGTCCAGAATCTGGAGAATCTGGGAACCGTTCGAACCTTGGCGGAGCAGGGACAGGGCGAGGTCAGCAGTCATGATAGAAGGAAGGTAAAAGGTCAAAGGTCTGGGAGTCTTTAAGGGCGCTCCCGCTCCCATTGTATCAGGGCACCAGATGAGCGGGGGAACCACAGGAGCGGTAGAAGTCTACCATCGCCTCCGCCTCCTGAATGGTGGGGAACCATTGCTCACGCCATTGCTGGGCGTAAGGGGCGAAGTAGCGGATGCAGGTCCTCATGGGTTCGATTGCGTTGTGAGAGTATTGTAGCAGGTCAGGCGGCGATCGGTTCGGGAACCAGGCGGAGAACGTCATCCTCCCAGCGGTAGAAGGTGAGGACCTCATCGTAGATACGGTCAGCGACCTGCTCAACATAGCGGCGCTCATCCGCTTTCAGGATCGCATTGCGGCACTGCTCAGCGATCTCATCGATGGTGAAGCGAGCGCGGTCGGTTGCGGGATTGTAGCGCATGGGGTTCGTTTGTGAACTGAGAGTATTGTAGAGCAGTTTAGGGTCGGTGCTCAGGACCCCTGTGCCAGTTTAAAATGCGACCAGTTGATCCAGGTCCCACTGAGGCACAGTCTGAACAGTGCCGCCGCAGTTCTTCCGCAACCAGGCGTTGATGTGCTTGGTGGTGGTGGCGCTCCACTTGTGAGCGGTGCGGATCCACCCCTTACCAGGCACCAGGGCAGCAACGGGGGTCACGTAGGAGAACAGGATGCAGGTCCCGTCTGCCAGTTGAACCTCAGTCTGGTTGCTGCCGATCTGTTGGATGATCATGGGGTC